TCAAAATAATATTCATAAAACGGAAAAGAGGTTTTACGTTCGACATACCAATCAACTAATTTTTGAGGAAAAATATAGACAATTGGTAATTCAGTATAACATTTATATATATAAAAAGGTTTAAACCTCATTTTTTCACTTAAATCAAAATCCCATTTTTTATGAATGAATATGTTATTAATATTTTTTATTAATGCTTCGTTTTTTGTGCTGAGAACATATGCACCTCCACGAGCTAAACGTAAACTGATTTCAATAATTTGATTGTCGCGGTATTGGGCATTTACTATACCAGTATAGTCTTTCATATGTATCTTAACCCATTCAACAACATTCGGAGGAGGTTTTAAATCGTGAGAGACAAATTTCCAATCATCACTAAATCCATTTTGTTTTTCAGAATACTGATATGTAATCTGATGAACAATTTTTCCGTCAAGTAAAATAAAATCAGTCATACATTCAGTAGCATCAATATAATCAGACCACATCATATTTTTATAGTCAATATATTTTCTTAATTCATCTGCGTCGTTTACTTTAAAACAATTTTTAGAACTAGCACTTAAATGCCCCCATCTTGGTTTAATAAAAATAGGGTATTTAACTTTGTCTTCTTTGTTTTTAAGTTTTTCTAATCTACCGCCAATTAATCCTTGTGATTTTATAACCCATAATTTATCATATACGTTTTTAAATCTAGGGTATCTCTCATAGCATTCTTTATCATAAAATGGCATTTTATTAGTTAAATGTGTTGTAAATTTATCTATATAAGGATTAAAATACCCCATAGCTGAGCACCAAGGTTCTTCGTATTTTAATAAATACTTAAAGATTACAGACATAAAGGTATTTATATTATTATAAAATAATATAAAAAAATATTATTATATTAAATTATACTTGGTAACAAAATGTCTTTTATATTAAAGGGTGGATATGATGTGCATTGTCGACATGTTGTTAATCTTTTTTTAAAAAGAACAACTGTATGGAATAGGGGAAGTATTAACGTAAATGGGAATAAATGTAACATTGATTCAACTAGAGAAAATACAATAGAAATAATTAAATATGATGATATGAATTCGCTATTGTTAAATAATGCGATTATTTATGAAAATAGAAGACCTTTTATATATGATATTGAATTACAATATAATAATCATGATATTCATGATTTTAGCAATAAAAATATATATAGTTATGTTGATTTTAATGTAGTTAATTATAATAAAATTAAAAACATATCATCACAGCGCCTGTTGAACTAAATAATAAAAATTGATTTAAAAATAATTATTATTTAATAATATTAAATGTTATAATAACTAAAAATGGTTAAATATAGTTGTGAAAAGTGCGGAAAAGAATTTTCCCAAAAGGGACATTATACCAAACACGTAAATAAAAAAACTCCTTGTGTTATTGAAAGTAAGGTTAAAGAACTTATTGAAAAAGTGGTTTCCGAAAAAATTAATGAAATAAAATGTAATGAAAATATACAGATTGTGTCAGAAATAAAAGAATATGAAAAAATTAAATTTATAGATTTATTTTGCGGAATAGGAAGTTTTCATTATTCATTCAAAAAATTAAATTGGGAATGTGTAATGTCGTGTGATATCGATAAGGCTGTAAAAGAAACATATAAAGAAAATTATGGTTTATTGCCTTTTGGTGATATTACTGAAATAGAACCAAAAAATATCCCTAATTATGATATATTATGTGCTGGATTTCCTTGTCAACCATTTAGTCAATGCGGACAACACAAAGGTTTTGATGATAAAAGAGGAACATTGTTCTTTAATATAATGAAATTTGTAGAATATCATAAACCAAAAATTATTATTCTTGAAAATGTGCAGGGATTATTAAATCACGATGGATGTAAAACTTTTGATAGAATAAAAAATGATATTGAAACAGCAAACTATACGATTACATATAAAGTTATAAAGTGTAGTGATTATGGATTACCTCAAATGAGAAAACGCTTAATTATTGTAGGAATTAGAAATAATACTGAAATTGTTAAACATATTGATAAAATGCTTAATTTTGATGAATATAAAAAAGAAAAAACATTAACTGAACTTCTGGGTAAAAATTTTGAAAAAAAAACATCTTATACTATTAGATGTGGAGGTAGAAATTCTCCTATTGATGATAGACATAATTGGGATGGATACATTGTTGATGGAAAAGAATACAGATTAACAAAAGAGGATTGCTTAAAAATACAAGGATTTAATCCTGATTTTAAATTATGTGGAAATAATAAAGACCAATGGAAACAATTAGGAAATACAATTCCAACTATATTTACTGAAATTATTGGATTAAATATAAATAAATATTTATAATTTCTGTAATTCATCAATCAAATTTTCAAAATTTAATTTAAACAATCTATCGTCTTTCTTTTTGGGAAGACAAGTAATTATTTTTCTTTTTGTATCTTCTCTAAATCTTTGGCTTAGTGGATAATCGTCTGATATGGTTAATAATATATATAGAGTTGGTGCAAATGTATAACTCCAATCATCTTGTGTCCATCTTTCACGACAAGTAGTTTTACAACTAACAACTTTATAATCTGTTATTGATTTACCTACTTCAATATTTTCTCCAATTACAAAATCTATGATATGATAACATTTTCCTTTTTTTTTATTAAATCCAACAATTATTCCTGAATTATTAATAGTTACCTGTTTTTTATAAGATATATTATTTTTATCTAATACTCCAACTAAAATGTCATTTTCAAGAAAATCTCCGTTTCCTTGAATTTTACTTTGATGTATTGATATTGATTTATTGTATAATTGTAATAATTCATCATCACTTAATAATGGTGCTATTTGGTTTAATTCCTTAATTATTTTTAAATTTTTAGAAAATTTATTCTCTTCTATTCTTGATAATACATATTGATTATCAATTGGAATTGTAGGGTTAGATTCCATTTAGTATAATTTATACGAGCTTCCCTGTGATTTTCAGTTTTGCGTGTTGAAGGGCTATCCAAATAAAAATACGTCCACGTTGTCGACCTTATATCACCCTTTCTTTATTTCAATTTTATATATATATTATTAAAACTATTTAATAATATAACACTAATAAGATGTAAATATAATAATGTCTTTTTTATTTCAATTTTATATATATATTATTAAAACTATTTAATAATATAACACTAATAAGATGTAAATATAATAATGTCTTTTTTAATTCGTGGAGGATATAATCCATTAAATAGTATTGTAACTAATATTTTTTTAAAAAAAACAAACAAATGGAAAAATGGAATGATTACAACAAATAATAGTTTATATTTGGGAAATGTTGAACCAGATTATGATAATATATTTGATATGATTAAAATTGATGAAACATATTTATTAACATTGAATAATCGAATTATTTATCACGATAAGACCCCAATCGTGTATAATTTGAATTTACATAGTTGTTCAAAAGAATATAATCACGGAATTACTAATATTGATAGTTTTATAAGTGTTTTAAATATTCCTTATGATAAAATTAAACAATAAAAATTATAATGTATATTTTTATTGTTTTATGATATTGTATTTTTACACCATTTGTCATTTAAAAAGTTCAATATAATGTTGGATTAGTGAATGATAACTCACCAACAAGTCTGTGTTTTAAATACCCAAAGGTGTAAATAACAAAACGTTTTACGTTTAGTTGGAGTAGGCAAGACCACCCATACCAGACATCACGCGGAGCACGTTGTAGTTGGTAGCATACACACGGACCTTAGCCGTGGAGGTACCAGCAACCGTCGCGTTGGACAAGACAAGCTGGAGCGTGGCGTTGTCGATGCGCGAGAAGTTGCAGGAGCCAGAGGGCTGGTGCTCTTCAGGGCGAAGGGCAAACGAGTACACGTTGATACCAGTGTCGGGGTTGCGAGTGTGGTGCTGGTAGGGTTGGACGAGGTCAAAGTAGGTTCCTTCGCGCTCAGAGAATCGGTCTTGACCGTTGAGTTGCAACTTGGCGGTAACAACGGGATTTTGTC